GAACAACAAGCAAGTATATTAAAAGCTCAACAAACTCAACAACGTATGTTGTCTAATCAAGCTGCTTCTAATGCTGCATTACAATTTAATGCTACAAGTGAAAACCAAGTCAATCAGTTTATGACAAACCTTAAAGCACAGACAGACCAGTTTAATGCTACACAGAATAATGCAATGGCACAGTTTAATACTAATGCAAAAAATGCTGCGGAAGCTAGAAGAGCTGGTAGAGAATTGGAAGCTAATAAATTAGATGCTCAGTTAGCTACAGATATAGATAAATTTAATGCTGCTCAAGAATTTGCTAGAGAAGAGTTTAATACAAAAAATGAAACAGCTATTGCTCAATCAAATGTTGCTTGGAGAAGACAAGCTAATACAGCAGACACAGCAGCTCTTAATGCAGTTAATCAACAAAATGCACAGAATGCTTTTGGGTTAACTTCTTCAGCTCAGAATTTTTTATGGCAAGAACTTAGAGATGAGGCTGATTTTATATTTAAAAGATGGGATAATGACCAACAAAGAAAAGCTTCTCTTATGATTGCTGCATTGGGTAATGAATCAGGAACCGCTTCAGATACAAGTTGGAGTACAAATTTATCTGCGGTAACAAAATTAGTACAAGGATGGTTAGATTAATATGGGATTTTTAAGAAAAGTAGGTAAAAAAATTGCTAAAGGTGTTAGAAAAATAGGTCGTAAACTTAAAAAAGGTTTAGGAAAAATTGCTAAAGCTTTTGGTAAATTAGGACCTTTAGGAACTATAGGATTAGGAATTTTATTTCCGGGATTAGGAGGTGCTGTTTCCGGCTGGTTAAGTAATGCTTTAGGTCCAGTAACAGATTTTTTATCTCCTATAATTAAAGGAATAACAGAACCATTAAAAGCTGGGTTAGGTCAAGTATCTAATACTATTACAGGTGCTTTAGAAACTGGTATTAATGCAGTAAGTAAAACAATGGGTGGTACAGGAACTGCTGGTAGTAATTTTAGAAATTGGGTAAGTAAAACAACTAATGGTTTTGTAGAGTCTTCTAAAATTTCTCCTCCTTCTAATCTTACAAATATTGTTCCTGATGCTGCTACAGAAATTATAAAAGAAGGTTCTACAGAAGTTGTAGAAGAAGCTATAGTTAATGAAGCTGCTGATAGGAAAAGATTTTTAGAAAATTTAAGTAGTGGAGATAAAGGAGTAGTTGAATCTTTTAGAACTAGTCAAGAAGCAGATACAATAAAAAAATTAGGAAGTGTTTCTACTTATGGTCAAACTTTACAAGCTTCGGAGGATGCAGCAGAACAAGCAGAAAAAGATTTAGCACTTTATAATTCTGAAAAAGCTTCATCATATGCTTTAGATATTTTAACTCCTAGATATACTGACCCAATGCAAATGATGACATTTATAAATCCTAATGTTCAAAATCAATCAGCAAGTAATTTTATAAAACAACTTTATAATATGGATATGCCAGAAGAAGAAGCTTTAAAAGTAGCTTCTCAGTCTAATACTTATGGATATAATTTTGAAAATTATTTAGGACTAACTGACTAAGGATAAACTTATGATAAAAAATAATTCAATACATCCAGATGCTAAATCTCATTTATTCGATGGACCAATACCGGGACAATCATTAACGAATAGTCCAGATGAAAAATATCCTTGGGAACAAGCCCCTGAATTAACTTCACAAAAAGAAACAACACAAAGAATATTTTTAGATTTATTAAAAGAAGATAATTTAGAAACTGTTACAACATTAATGTCTGATGGAGTTCCTATTATGGATATTTCACAAATGTTATTAATGACTGCATTTCAAAAAGGTAAAATGAATCCAGATATGATGATAGCTCAATTAGAGCCTACAACTTATATGCTTTTAGCTATTGCAGAAAAAGCAGGAATAAAGCCTATTTTAAATAGAGATGATGAAACTGAGCCTGTAGAAGATGAAGAAATTGAACAAGAAGATATTAATACTTCACAAGATATAAAAAATATAGTTACTCCGACTGGTAAATTTAAAGATGCTAGAATTAATAAAGTTAATCCAGCAGCAGTAGGTAGTGACATTAAAGTTAAATTAGAAGACTTAGATATGAGTAAAGTTAAACAAAGTATTTTAGAAAAAAGAAAACAACAATCTAGTTTGTTAGGAAAACAGGGGTAATATATGGCTAATGGTATAGGACAAGGACAAAGTCTTGAAAGTTTTGGAGCTTCTTTATTACAAAAAAAAGAAGAGAAAGAACGTGCTGCTGTAAAAGCTAGTAAAAAAAATGAAAAAGTTCAAAAAGCTTTAGCTGTTTTATTAGCAGGTCAAAGTATATTTAAAGGTGCTGTTAGTAAAAGACTTAAAGAATTAGAAACTGCACAGACTTTTGAATTAAGTAATAATCAATATCAAGCAAAAGAAATAAATGATTTATCTTATATTGTAGATGCAATACCTGCAAACTTTATGAAAGATGCAAGTAATGAAGAAAGAGTAAAAAGATTTGTAGAAAATGAAGATACATTTAATTTATTTAAACAAAGAATTAGTCCTGTCATTGATAATAAAATTAAATCTAGAAGTTTAGATTTAGGTGGATTAACATTTGAAGAATATAAAAATACAACTACTTATGATAATCAATTACAAGCTATGGCATCAGATTATGCTAGAGAATATTTAACAGATAATAAATATCAAACTTTTGAAAATAGCTTAAGAACTTTATTAGACCCTAAAATGGGTGGTATTGAAATGGATAGAGTTGAGTTATTTAAAAGAGGTATAGGTTTAAGTTCACATGATTTAAGTGTTGCAGAAAAAAGAAACTATAATAATATTGTAAATGAATATAGAAAAAAAGGAAATATTATAGGTGGTTTAAAAGAAGTATTTAATAGAATAGGTAAAAAAGAAGAAGAAACTGGAGGATATAATCCTTTTAAAGTTATTGATGAAAATGTATTAATAGGTCCTCAAATGTCTGAAGTAATGGGAGCTTTAAATTTAAATGGTATTACTAATACTGTAGTAGACAGACATATGTTAACTAAAAATGTATCAGATACTATTTATACTGATTTAATAAGAAGTCCTTCACAAAAAACATATTTAAATCAAATTATGGACAGGTATGTAAATCCAATGGCTAATAATATAAAAACTGGAAACTATCCAACAGAGCAAATGCCTACTAATATGATATCACCTAGAGTATTAAAAGATTTTTTATCTGATTTAGATGTTCCACAAAAAGATTTATTATCTTCAGATATCGGAGCTGTATCTTTAAAATTAAAAAATGATAAAGGTTTTTCAAGAAATGTATATTTAGGTTTAGAAGGAGCAAAAACAGGTGAATTAAGTTATGCAGAATTTACATCTTTACTTAACGAAGAAGGATTTAGAACTCAATTATCTGCAAGTATTGTAATTACAGAAGGAGCTGTAGTTAAAAAAGAAGGATTCTTTGGTAAAATTATTCCCGGAAAAACTAGAGGTTATAATGTAACCGGTAATTTAACAAGAGTATATGATAGATATAATGGTAATATTCCTTTAGCTGTAGGAGAAGGAATTAAAAAACCTACTGTATCTAATAAAGGATATACAGTAACTAAAGAATATAAACAATTTCCAAAAAAATTAAAAGTTGAAAATTATAATAATTTAATTGAAAATATTATGAAAGAAAATATATCTAGTGAAGTTGCATTAGAAATTGAATTAAATAAATTATTTACTCAAATTCCAAATCCATTAGGATTAACACAAGAAGAATATTTAGAAAAATTAGCATCTGAAAGAGTAGTAGAAAAAATGAAAACTCAAGAAGTTTTTTCTAGATTATAAAAAGGAATTTTAATGTCAGATATCTTACAAGAATATTTAGATATTCTAGAGCTTGAAAAAAAACAAGAAGAGCATAATCAACGTACTCCTGAAATAGGAGAAATAAATACTCCTCCTGTTCAAAATTTTGAAAGCTATGAAGAATATAATCCATTAGTACAAAAACCTGTATCTCCTCTTATTGAGGAAGAAGATACTCAACCCAAAAAAAGTTTAACTGAATTAAAAAATGATTCTGAATTTGCTAAAAGGTCTGCACGTTTTTTGGAAGGTATAGGTCGTAATGAAAATATTTTTGAATTTTTAAGAGATGCTGAATATAGTTTAAGTTCTGCAATTAAAAGGTCTTTTGAAGTAGGCGAGTGGACTAACGAACAAAAAGAAGATTATATTTATTTACAAAAAGAATTTAATAATGCTGAACTTAAAGGCTTTAAAGAAAGATTTGGAATGTTAAAAGATATAACTGTAGATATACTTGGAGACCCTTTAAATATAGTACCTGCTTTATTTGCAATACCTACTGGAGGTGCAACATTAGGAGGTAAAGCTTTATTAAGCAAGGCTGTTCAAACAAAAGTTAAACAAATGACCAAAGCTGAATTAGCTAAAAAAGCTGCTATGGTAGATAGTGTTTTATTTGGTGCAGCAGAAGGAGCAGCTTGGGGAGGTCTTCATAATTATTTTTTACAAGATATTGATATAGACTTAGGATTACAAGACGATATAGATTTAACAGATTTAAAAACTTCTACTATTTTAGGTGCTGGATTTGCTGGTGTTATAGGTGGAGCTACTCGTTACGGTAGAATTAAAAAAGGCGGAGAAGAAATAGAAACTTCTGTAGATGAATTTGTTGGTCCTGAAATGCCTGAACAGTTTCAACAACTTGAATTTAAATTTAGTAATGAAAATGAAATTATAAATACTACAAAAAACAGTACAAGAAAAGAAATACAAGAACAATATGAAGCAGACGAAGCTTTGTTAGAACCTATACAAGAGCAAACTGAATTTGATTTTGGTCCTAATAAATTAAAAGGAACTAAAATAAATAAAGAAAAACTTAAATTTGAAACCAATAATAAATTAAATTGGTTTTTAGCAAATTCATTTGGTAAACCTACTACACAATTTTTAGAATATGCTAAAAAATCTCCAAAGCTTCAATCATTACTTAGTAAGTTTAGATATGATTGGGATGTTACTGCAACTAGTTTAGGTAAAGCTGGAGTTAAATTAAAATCTTATGGTTTAGCTGTTGGTGAAAGAACAGGTAAATATATGTATACTCTTTCTAAAGCTTTAAATGTTTTAGATAGGGTAGGTTTTAGAGCTAGATTAGTTGAAGAACAAACAGAACAATTAAATTTTTTACTTAGAGATAGAATGGTTGTAGCTACTAAAAAACAAGCAGAACAAGAAGGTAAGTTGTGGATAAAAGATTTAATTGGTAAAAATTATAAAGGTATAAAAGTTAATGAAGATATTGCAATTGCATATGGTGGTAAAAACTTTGATGGTGCTAATGGTATCAGAACACAATTAGATGAAACTTTTATAGATTTACAAGCAGCAGGATTATTAAAACCCGGAACTACTAATCGTGGTGGTTTTTTACCAAGATTATTTAATTATAAAAAGTTAAAAGAAAATCAAGAAAGATTTGAAAAAGATTTAATTGATGCAGGACATGCTAATCCTCTCAATGATATTGAAGAAATAGAAATAAAAACAACTGATGGTGAAAAAGTTAGAGGTATAAAAGAAGATGCGGTTGGAATAGATGAAGATGTTTTTGGCGAAAACTTTATAGAAACTGCAAGAAAAAGATTACAAGGAGAAGGAACTGATGCTGAAATAATGCAATTAGCTAAAGAAATAAAAGCTAATAGAATTGTTGAAGATATGTTACAACAAAGATGGACTCCTTTTGAAATTAAAATGATGACTAAAAATAAAGTTGTTGGAGATTCTTCAGGTTATTTACAAGCAAGAAGATTTACAAATTTAGATGATAATAAAATATCATATGTTTTAGAAAATGATACTCAAACTATTTTAGAAGAATATTTTACTAATGCTTCTAGAGCTATTGAAAGGTCTAATTACTTCGGTAGAAATATTGTTGAATTTGAAAATAATACATTAGAGCCTATTGTACAAGAACTAAAAAAAGCTGGTATGTCTGAATCAGAAGCTTATGCAGTTAGAGATAGATTAACTAAAATGCATAGAAGAGTTACAGGTATTGAAACAGATGAAAATTCTATTTGGAAAACTAATGGTTTTGCTAGAGGAGCTGCTGATGTATTAAAACTTTCTCAACAAATGGCTCACCTTCCATTAGCTACTTTGTCTAGTATTACTGAGCCTTTATTACTTTTATCAAGAGCTAAAACTTTAGATGTTAAAGTACCTGCTATTATAGTAGAGTCTATTATAAAAGAAGGTAAAAGTGTTATTGATAGAACTATAAAAGGTTTTCAACGTGGAGTATTACGTCAAAGAGTTAAAGGTATTAAAGATATAGATGATGAAGCATGGGGAGAGCTTTATCAAACTGGATTAGCTTTAGAACAAGCAGTACAAGAAAGACTTGAAGGATTAGCTGGGGAAGGTTTAAATAGTGGAGCAGCTAAATTAATACAACAAGGATTTTTTAAAGTTAATTTACTTACACAATGGACTAAAGCTGTTCAACTTGCTTCATTTACAACAGGTAAAAGATTAATTAGGCAAAGAGCAGAAGCATTATATAAACATCAAAAAGGTTTAAAACCTATAATGTTAACTGGTAAAGGTAAAACTTCTAGTACTAAGTATTATATTCAACAACTTAATGATTTAGGAATTGATGAACAGGAAGCTATTGATTGGTATAAAAGTTCATTAGATGAAAATGGTATCTTTCAAGATTATCTTTCAAAAGGTTTAAATAAAAATGGAGAGTTATTAGAAGAAGGTCAAAAAGGTTTTGGTAATGATTTATTTTATAAAGAAAAATATACATCAGGTGCTAATAGATTTACAAAAGAAATAATATTAAACCCTAGTACTGCTGAAGCTAATAGACCTTTATGGTTTTCAACACCGGCAGCACAAATGTTAGTACAATTTGCTGGTTATCCTACAGTATTTAACAATACTATTCTTAAAAGATTTGCAAATGAAGCTGTGAATAGTCCTATGCAATCTATGCCAAAAGTTTTACCAACTGTTTTATTAATGACTGCTGTTGCTCATGTCGGTAATACTATTAGAAGTAGTGGTAATAATTTAATTGATAGAGAAACTGAACTTGTAAAAGATGATTTTGATTTAATAAAAGAAGCAGTTAGACGTTGGGGAGGATATGGTCCTTTTGATTATGCAGCAAGATATCAAAATGAATCAGAAAGAAATGCAGGTGGATTAACCTCTACTTTAAAGACTTTTGCAGGTCCTATACCTCAAGATATTATAGACGGTGTATTATATAGAAAAGGATTACCTGAAATAGGTGTTACTAACTTACCTTTTTATGGTTCATATGATTTAATATTTGGAGAAGGAACTAGAAAAGAACTCCGTAGAAAAGCAAGAGGAACTAAAGATAAAGATACAGATAAAAAAATTGAATTTGCATCAGGTGGTTTAGTCTATGATGTAAATAATGTTCACCCAGAACCTGATGAAGTTAAAATGAGAGGTGTAGATGCTACATATAATGAAGTAGCTGGAGTTGTGTTAAGAGATGAAGAGGATAGGCTTTTTGCTAATGAAGGTGGTTATATAAATGATATGCAACGATTAGGATTTAGTAAAGGTGGTAAATTTATAAACTGGGTAGGTAATCAATTAGGTATTGATGATAAAACTCAAAGACAACATGAGCTTGAAGCTGCTTTACTTTTAAATGAACAAGTAGATAAAGGTTTAATAAAAGAAGACCAAAGAGTGTTATTAGATGAAACAGGTAAGTATATTAAAAAATCTACTCCTGCTTATAATGAATTAAATCATAGATTATTCGGTGCTAAATTTGGTACTGATTTAAAAATGAAAACTTTAATACAAGGTAAAGAATTTATACAAGCATTAAGTAAACCAATAGATTCTAGAACAGACTTTTTTAATAATAAATTAGGATTTGATGCTATTGAAAAAACTGGAGATTATGAAGAGGCAAAAAAATTATTAATAGAAAAAACAATTGAGGATTATGCAGATGAATATAGAACTATGCAAACAGGAAATTAAAAGACACGAAGGTGAAGTGTTAGAAATTTATATGGATAGTCTAGGCTATAAAACTTTAGGAGTTGGACACCTTTGCCAACCTAATGACCCTGAATATAACTGGGAAGTTGGAACTAAAGTACCGCAAGAAGTTGTAGATA